CTCACCGCAGTTGTGTAATTCATTTTACTTAATTTTATAATAGTTAATGACTATGTTACTGATACCTTCGTGTCCGTGAATACTCAAAAGTCAAAATGACTCGGGACCAATAATCTAAAATCTAAGAATAAATATATGTGAAAAAATTTTGCAGTGTAGTAAAAACTATTTATATTTGTCAAAAATATCTAAATCATGAAAAAATTATTTATCACTTTATTATTATTTATTGGAACATTAACATTCGGACAAACTAAGATTAAAACAAAAGACATTGATAAAAATATCAATGTGGTCTTAGATTCATTATCTAAAGTTTATAAAGTAAAAGTTGGTGGAATTGTAGTTGATGAATACCCTAATTTAAGAATAACATCAATTATTTACTACCAAAATGGTGAATTAGTAGACAAAGTTATTAAAACAGAAACAATTCCACCAAAAAAAGATATTTTAGGTAGAGATTAGTTACAATTTGCAGTAATACTATAACCGGTTTTAATGTTGTCCGTTCCAATAGGTGAATAAACTTTGACACTCGATTCTCCTGACGAACCATTAAAATTTAAAGTTACTTTGTTTTGTTCTTGTGTATAGACAACAAATTCTGTGAAACCTTTGTTACAAAGTCTTTCAAGGTCTTTTAAAGCATATTCAACTTCTTCCCCACCTCGTTTAAAAGTTTTTGATTTTGTTGGGTCAACTAAAAGTTGTTGTAATAATTCCTGATAATTATTTGCAGTTATTTTAATAATTTTACTACCACTAACTGATGTATTATTTTTTGAACCAATAAGAGTTAATTGATAAACATATAATGGAACCCATTTAAAATCGGTATATTTATGAGCTCGTGTTGTTACATATCCTGTATCCTGAGTTATCACATTACTATTATTTAGAATAACTAATCTATCAGGAATAGTTCCGGTATCAAAAATTATATCACCATTACCAAATAATTTTTGATTAACTAATACATAATCATTTTTTTCGTCACCTTGTCCTGCATCAATTTTTTTACCCAACCATTGACAAATATCTATGGAGTTAACATCTTTGACCTTACCCGTTCCTTGAATGTCAAAGTTCACAAATTGTTCTTTATTGTATAATTCTATTTTTTTAGGGTTTGTATTATCCCCTTTAGTTTTGTCATACGGTGTATTACCAAATACAATCTCATTAGCATCTTTTGGAGTCTTAATTACTAACACTCCATTTTTAATTAATTCAGGAAATATTTCTTGGAAATATTGTTTAACCGAATTTGCTCTAGCCAACGCCAAACTCCCTTTTGTTTCAAATCCTTTTGGATTAGTTACTCTAGATTCTCCGGCACTAATATTAACAATAAATTGATTACCCCCACTATTTTTAATAAATTCCTCAATTTTAGGTTTTAACTCAATAATAGAATTTTTAACATTATCAGATTGATATTCTCCAAATTTAAATTCACTTCCGAGATTTTGTGTTGGAAATACCGTATTATCAGATGATGTAGTTGTTTTAGTTACAATTGGTTGTGTCACCTGTTCTGAAGTTAAGTATTGTCTATTTGTTGCGGATTCGTGAAGATTTAATATCCTATTTCTTTCATCTTCATCTATATTCCATGTTTGCTTAATCATTTCAACTATTTTATAATAAATATAACCAAAAAATTTTGTGGGTAATTAAAAAATATTTATATTTGTACAAATATTAAAACATCCACACACATGAAAAACTTAATCACCATCATTCTTTTTATTTTTATTTCAAATTTATCATTTGGTCAACTTACTATCAGAGAGGCAGGAGACTTTTATGAATTAAACGATTTGTGGAAACGTGATTCCATATCAGTTAAAAAATTAATGGATAACTATAAAATAGATACCACTAATTTAACTAATGTTAAATTTTTTGACGAATTTGATTTAAATGTAGAATTACACGAAAAGTATTCTTACACAGGATATTCATATGTTTTATACAAGACAACCGGAGTAGTTACTATGAAAACAGTTTCTTATAAAGGAACTTTACCAAGTCCTAACAAATATGTTATGGTTTTTTGTTTTGATGATTATGTCGATAAAAAAATTATTAATATTAAGGTATTTTAAGAACAATAAAAAAAAGGGTCACTAAGACCCTTTTTTTATTGTTGTTTCATTATTTGTGGAAGTTTAATAATTAATCTTCTATTAGGTGCGGTTTCATTTTGGTTAGTCACTTTCGGCCATTTTTTACCCGGAGCAAATTGGTCTGTTTCTCCAATACCATTAGGTATGAAATTTAATTTAATTCCCGGTAAACTATTTTTAAGAGTTGATACAATTGCTTCCGCTCTTTTTTTAGATAAGTCCATGTCATAATCTTTTCTTTTTTGACCTGACGCAACTTTACCTTCAGGGTCACCATCAATAGATGCAGAAGAAATGACTTGTACATCTCCGGTAGCATTAGCATAATTAGTTTTAATTGATTCGATAAAATCTGTAAATTCTTTTTGAGCTTCGTCGGTTAAATACACTTCATTAAATTTAAATGGACTTTCAATATTTAATTCAAATGGTATTGGGTCCGGTGTTGGGTCCGGTTCTCCTGAATAATATGAAGTATGACCGGCAGAAGGGTATAATTTCACATAAACCCCATTACTTCCCCTTTTAACATATGTAAGTGGAGATATTGAACCATCCTCGGATTTTGTTAAACCAAAACTCTCTAATATTTCTATGTCTTCTTCTAATATACTTGCAGTATAAACTATTGGTCTACCAATCATTTTTTTGTCTCTCGGCGTTCCAATTGGTCCAAGATTTGGAAGAAGAGCTATGAACTTAAAATCAACATTATTATAATTTTGAGGTTTAGCGTTAGGTGCCGCCTCTATATCAGGCCAAAAATCGTCTGTAATTGCAATACTATTCTCAAACCCTTTATTAGGAAGTAATTCAAATGTTTTAGGATTAACTTTAAAATCCGCAACATTACCGTTCATATAAATTTTAGGTATTACCATACCATTTTCTTCGTCTAAGATTGCATAGTATAGTTTACCTTCACGAACTTTAAATTTTAATCCGGTTCCATCTATTTCATAGTAGGGTGTAGGCTCAACTTCATTTTGTTCTGACAAGTACATTCTTTTAGTTGCACTCTCATGAAGATTTAAAATCCTATTTTTTTCATCCTCACTTATATTCCAAGTTTGTTTAATCATTTCTATTATTTTATTATAAATACTTCAAAAAAAAAAAGAGGACAAATATTTGTCCTCTTTTTGGTATATCATAAGATATTGATTATCTCAATTCTCTTAAGTCGAATGTTCTAACACCATCAACTGTGATACGTCCGTAGAAACGGTTATTAACCATTTTCTTAGCGTAACGTGTCATAATACCTTTGATAGGTGTAAAGTTGAATGGGTTATACATTGTTGGAGTTAATTGTAATGGTACATATGGTGCGTAGATATAACCTGTGTCTAACAATGATGTTCCTTTGTGTCCCATTAACACTTGGTTTGGTGGGAAGTAAGGGTCACGGTAAACTTGGTAACGTCCTGCAAGAGTACCAACTCTTTCAATACCCATGTTGTATTGGTCTTGCTCAGGAGAAGCGTTTGATACGTGGAAGTATTCTAAATCGTCAAAGATAGCTGAGATTTCAGAAGAAACTACAATCCAGTTCGCTCCACCTCTTAATGTAGATTTGTGGATTTGAGCAGAGATTTGGTTAATCGCTGTGATAAGCGTTTGGTTCCAGTCTTTTTGAGTGTAAGGAACTGCAGAAGACCCTAAACGTTTCCAACCATTGTAATCCCAACGTAAGTTCCATGCCGCACCTTTACGTAAATCTCTTAAGATTTCACGGTCGATTTCAGCCGCAACTTGCTCAGATAATAAAGCTGTTAATTCAGCTTCAGCATCGATGTTGTGGAATGCAGCAACGTCTTGAGCCATTTCAGGAGACCATTGTGCTCTTAATTTTCTTTCTGTTACAGAAACAGTTACTGACATTAAGTCAAAAGAAACCTCACCAATTCTATCTTCAAACTCTAAGTTTCTGTAGATTCTATAAGAACCTGTAAACGCTTGATTTAAAACAGTTGTTGATGAGAATGTAGAACCTGTGTAACCGTCCATTGAACCACCACAAGTAATACATACTGGTACTTGTAAATCAACTTCTAAATAGATAACTCCTTCAGCATCACATAAGTTGTCATATTGACCACCACCTGTTTTACTTTCAGGGAATAATAAATTAGAGTTATTGTTTCCGTACTCAACAATTCCTTTACCGTATCTTTGAGTTACAACTCTAAATAAGTAAGGATTTTGTGTATTAGCCGATGTTGTAAAATTTCCATTAGCTCCTTTAATTGTTAAATCAGCTAAGAAAGATTCATTGTCCATTGGTTGACCATCAGGACCGATTAATTTACCTGCTCCATTATTTGCGAAACCTGATAATTTGATTAATACTTTTCTGTAGTCACTTGTTGTATAAGCAGAAGGAATTAATGAATCTCCAGCCCAAGCAACAGTTTGTACATTAGCAGTAACTGATGAGAATTGCCCTTTTGAATAGTCATATAAACCTGGTGGGTCTAAAGCTGGTTCATTACCTTCATAGAATCTATCGTAAAGGTCTTTAGTGTCATTGTAGTTGTAACCACTTCCTGGTCCATCAGGTCCATCAGTAGCGTTGTCATACCCAGGTGCTCCGTAAGGTTTACGGTGAATACCATTAGTAGATGTTGAATCTTCAGTATACGCTTGAATGTTTGGTACGAAGTAGAATAATTTACCAATTGGTAAGTTCATAGCTTGTACAGAAACGATATCGTTAGATAATAATTTAGAGAATACTCTTCTAACAATTGGGAAAACCACTGTTTCAAATGCACCTGTATCAGATGTAGATGATGCTTCGTTAATTAAATACGATGCTTGGTTTTCATATAATTGTGCAACGTTTTCTCTCATGTGACCTTTAAGACCCTCTAAGAATCCTAATTTGTCCCATTTGTTGATTGTGTCTTCTTTGATAACTTTAAGGTGTTTTAACCCGATGTTACCAACTAATCCTGATTCTAATAATGCTCCCATTTTAAAATATTTTGTTTTTAATTTTTATTTATTTTTGATTACCCTAATTTACTCATTAAATCTTTCATTCTCATGAATTGCGGATTTTCGTAAGTTTTTGATTCAATTAAAGTAGTCGATGAACCTGTAGATACTGTTTTTTGAATTCTGTTTTCTACTGATTCACTAAGTGATTTTTTAATTTCCGGTTTAGATAATTCACCTTTGATTGACTGATAAAGATTTTTAGATTCTTTTAAAGTTTCAACATCGTCAAATCTTCTTAAGATATTAATTTTCTCTTTTTTAGTAGTCGAATGTTCGGTAAACAATCTAGTTGCATATGCCAAGTTTGAATTGAAGATTGCGACTTCATTAAGTTTTTCTCTGAAAACATTTAATGCTTTTCTGTATTCTTCATTTTTTTCTCTCAACATAGTTACCTCTTGAGTAGATTCTTTATAAACGATATTACGATTTGGTGTAATACCTTTTCTTAATCCTCTACCTGATTTAGAACCCATTCCGTATGTTCTAGCAGCTTCTTTTGTTTCTTCTTTTTCAAAAGCTTTTCTTTTTAAAGTGTCACCTTTTTTAGTAGTGTAATCTTCTTTACCTTTCATGGTTTTAGATTTATCACCCTTGTTCATTCCGTGAGCACCTTCTTTTGTTTCTGCTTTAACAACTTTGGAACTTCCTTCCATATTTTCGCCTTTCTTGTAATCGAATTTAGCTTTACCTGTACCAACAGATTTAGGTCCTTCTTTTCTTTTTTCATTGAATCCGCCTGAAGCTTTATCTTTGTAAGTAAATTTAGGTCCTGAGCCAATTCCAACACCTTTAGGTTTAATTGTTGATTTTGATTCTCTAACAGTTCTTCTTCGGTTGTAAGATTCTTCTAAGTCCTCTTCTTCGTCCATCATGTCTTCTTCGTCCATCATGTCCTCTTCATCCATCATGTCTTCTTCGTCAATCATGTCATCATCTTCTTCTTCGTCGATAAATTCTTCTTCTTCATCGTCTTCAAATTCAATTTCAAACATAACTTCTTCTTCGTCTTGGTCTAATTCGATGTCATCAGCATCACCATCTGCAAAAATCGCATCAAGTACGTCATCTGTAGTTTGGTCATCCATTTCATCTAATTCTTCAAAATCAAATTCCATGTCATCCTCTTCGTCTAACAATTCATCTTCATCTTCAGACTCACCAAGTTTAACAATGTATTCTGAGTCATTATCGTTATCAGTTAAATGAATATCATCACCGTCCTTTTGAACGATAATTCCATCTTCTTCACCCATAGCTTTAAATACTCTAAGAATTTCTTCATCAGAAGCTCCTGTTAAATCAATTGGACTTTCGTCAGAATCCATGTCCATGTTAAAATCCATGTCCATTTCATCCTCATCTTCATTATCAGTATCCATATCAAAATCCATTTCCTCTTCGTCAGAGTCCATTTCATCATCCATGTCAACATCTAATTCAACCTCATCTTCTTCTTGTTCAGAAAGAGATTCTTTTACTAACTGATTGATTTCTTCCTTCATAGTTGAAGCAAGTATTCCTTTTGCATTTTCGGCTATAGCTTCTTCAACTTGTTTCATTTGAATAAGAGCCTCTTGTACTAATTTGTTATTTTCTTGCATGAAAAATTATTGTTATTTTCATTATAAATATTACCAAAAACAAAAAAAGTTTATTTTATCTAACTATTAGACAAAATAAACTTTATTTAAGTACAAAAAAAAAGTAGCCGAATTCGACTACTTTTTTAAAATTAGTTATTGAATAACCTCATCAATTTTACTTTCAGAGACTGAGGTAATTCTCCACTCATGTGCAAACCCCTCATATTTTTTTGTAACTTTGGCTTCAACATCTGTTACTGAATACCCTTCTACAAGTTTTTCTTCTCTAATTTTTTTAATTTTACCTGTTTTATCATCAGGTAAGTCATACTGAATTTTTGCTACGAAATACTTTTCTTCCATGTGTTTTTTTATTTTCCTAAAAAGTCGTTTAATTTTTTCATTAAGTCAACTGACTTCTCTACATAATCGTCTTTTTGTTTATATTTTTTTTCTTCTTCAAGATTTTCTTCATACTTGTCTCTATCGTCAGCATTTGTAAATAAATACGCTCCCGGTGTTGATGGTGATGATACTAAGTCAAAACAAATTAATTCAAAATCATCTTGAACTTCATTTCTTTCACCAACTTTTTTAAGTGAACCAACCCCACGAGAAGAAATACCTAAAGTAACTCCTTGTCTCATTAAATTTGCCGCTTGGTCTCCTTTAGTTGAAACAATACCTCTTTCGTGAAATCCTGGGGAAGTTAATAATTTAAGTTTTCCCATTAATATGTTTCTGTCCCACCATACGTCAGTAATGATATGAGATACTCGGTCTAAATCAATTAAAGATGATTCAGGGTGATTTAACTCTGATGTTGATAACCCTTTCTCGATGGCAATTTTATAATTGTCCGCCTCTCTTTTTAATATCCTTTCGGGGTATGTTCTACCATTTCTGTTAGGTGTATCATATTTTTGTAAAACAGCATAAAATTCAAATGGGTTTCTATAGTCCATTTCTTTAGCCTCTCTCAAAACCTTTTCATTATGTTTGTCTTTTGGTGAAACCCAACCTGCGTCAGCCTCAACTAATATACCGTGTCCGGTTTCGGTTGCCTCTAATATTCTTAATTGTTTCATTAATTCTTTTTAAGATAAATATATCGATTATGATACTTTACAAGATAACCTCTTTTTTTGTGGTTGAAAATTCAAAATATTTGTTTGTTGTGATGTTATTATCATAGATAGATTGGACTATATTTTTTACGGAGTCTTTAATTTCTATGGATTTAAAATCTAATTCATTTGTTGTGTATAGATTTATTTCTAAATTAAAGAATGATTTTTTACCGTGAGATATTCCACTGGTTCTTAAATCTAAATCCACAATACTTTTATTTTGGAATAAATTGGTATTAATGGAATTATAAACAGAATGTTTAATCTCTCGACTTAAATTGGAGACAACTCGATTCCAATTATCGTATTCTTCTTTTGGGGTTACCCATGATTGGATGTTTATGTAAACTGATTTTAAGTTTTTTGAATCTACGGTACCATAGACCGATTTAATTGGATTGTATAAATTTA